GTGGGTTGATAACACTCTTTGTTGGCTCTTTGGTTGCTTTTGGAATTGTGATCTCTGGATCGTTATTTTCACTCATTATATTATGTCTCTCAATTTAAGTAAATACGTGGTAGTGTGGTTGTAATTGGATTACAACTATTTAGATAACTTATCTCGGAGTGTTTTGATGGTTGATACAGTAATGTTGGAAACAGAATTACGTAAATTGCGTGATGTGCTCAGTAAGGTGTCTGGTGTCATGGAACGGTCTTCTGGCAATGATGGCTCTAATGGAATGAATGGACCAAGACCGCGTGCCGGAGGAAACGGGGGGCGGGTAGACGACAACAAAGAAACTAGAAAGGCGCTTGAGAAATTCAGGGAAAAGCTAATTGCAACAGGTGATGAAACTTCAATTGCAATGGCTAATAGTATGCGTACTGTCACCGACATGAATAATATTATGTCAACTTCTATAGAAGAGAAACTATCAGAAATGGCTGAGTTATATGCTAAGGTTAGCACTTCTAAAATTACAGTACAGGAATATGATAAAGCTATGCAAGTGCTTACTGGGACAACACAGAAAGCTGGCGAAACTATCGAAGAGTTCATGGAGAGGACGAAAAAAACTCAAGAAGACATGACAGAAGTACAGGAACGCGGTATAAAAGCACATCGCCGAGCAAATCTGTCTGTGTCAGAATTTGCCTCAGAAATTATGCGCACTAGTAAAATTATTGCAGTGGCGGGTTATGCATTTGATGAAGCATTCAGTATAGCAGAAGCTTCCGCATCACGTGGTGCTGAAATAACACTGGATCAAGCAATCACTGCTAGAAAGCTTGGTATATCACAAGCAACTCTCATGAATATAACTGCCGATTATAGTCAAACTATGCGAGCAGCTAGTATGAGCACTGATGAAGCGACTGCAATGATGGATAGGGCTTCGCTCAAACTTCTTGGGGTTACCGGAAGTTTGGAGAAGGGTGCAAAGTTTGCTATGGATAGTGCTGAGATGTTCAAATTGGCTGGTGGTGTAGATGATACTCAATTGAACGGCTTCGTTGATAACATGGGAAGTGCATTTGCAAACTTACAACAATCGCTTGGGACAACAGCAGAACAATTCTTTGAGATGAATAAAGCATTGATTGCTAATGTTGATGTGCAAGGTTCTATGTTCAAGATGACAAAAGCACAGCAATTAGTGTATCTACAAGAAGCACAGGTTCGCCGCCAGTTATTAGTTGATGCTGGTTTACGTGCGGATCAAGCAGATACAATTATCACAAGTATGGCACAGTTACAAGGAAAGACTGCTAAGGATAGAATGAAAGATGCTGCCAAAATTCAAGCATCTCTTGGTGCAATGGGTATGGGCACTGAAGGCCAACGCGCAGCAGAACTTATCAGAAAAGGACGGTTGAATTCAGACGAGCAATTAGAATTAGACAAAATAATGAAAGATGCCAATTTCATGGCGGCTGAGAATGGACAAGGGAGTATTCAAAGCGAGATGGTACAAGACATGCTCAACAGCATGAATCCGTTGATGGGACCAGATAGTCCTATTGCCGCAGCAGTAACACAAGCAGCCAATGCATTGGCAGAGGACGCTCCACAAGAAAAAGAACCACCTTGGTGGCGTGAGTTCGTACTAAGAACTGGTAATATTCTGAATGGTCTTAAGAGTGATAATCTTGTCAAGATTGCTGGTCTCGGAATAGCAACAATTGCTGGTGGTATATTAATCCAAAGTGTTGTTAAAATGTTTTCTAGTGTTGGTGGAGCATTGGGTTCTGTATTTTCTACGGTTGGGCGCGTAACAGGAGTATTGAGTCGATTCGCAGGGGGTATAGGAATGATGGCTGGAGCCTTTAAGATTGGCTGGGAAATAGGAACAAAACTCAATGATTTCATTAATGAGTTTATGCCCAATCTTGGCAACTTAATCGGTAAGGTCTTATACAACATTGTTGAATTTGTTAAAGATATACCAAACAAAATAATGAGAGCGTTTGACTCCTTTGGTACATGGCTGTCAACTTTCTTTGAAAATTTAATCCCCCAGTGGATGCGTGATGTTGCTGGCGGCACTACTGGCTTGGTAAGTAAGTTGGATGATAAAATTGGTAATTGGTTTGGTGGTGATGAACCCATAGAAATCAAACCTTCACAATCAGACGCTCACCTTAAGGTAATTGCTGATTCAGTAGCAGCAGTTGCCGAAGTGCCAAAATCAGCAGAAGAGGTTGCCAAAGAAAAAGAGGCCAGAGAAATTATGTACAATAAGATAGGTGAAGGTCTGAATAATTTGTCTGACAAGATGGAAAAATTAGTTAAAACTTCTAAAGATAATGTTGAAATTGCCAAAGAGCAAAAAACGGTTCAAGAAAATAGTCTTGAAGCTATAGAAGCAGGTAATAATCAACCAATGAAGATCATGAATTAACCACCTTTGACTTTTAGGCTAAATATACTGATACATAAGCAGAGAATTTAGTCAATGGCAAATTTTGAGACATTTTTTAAGATAGTTCAACCAGAACCCGGTGAGATTGAACTTGATTCAAGTCAAGATTTCACCGCCGCAACTACATATTCCAATAGTTCATGGTACCAAAATCTTGTTAAAGGTTCCCCCTCACGTCAGATTCAATACCAACAGTACTCAGTCATGGATCAAGATGTTGAAGTATCTCGTGCTTTGAACACTATAGCAGAAGAGATGACTGGAAATGACCCGAAGACAAACGAACCTATCAACATAGAGTTATTGACTACTGACAAGACAAAGTATGACAGCACAGAAGTCATCACTATAAAAGCTGCACTTGCTAGGTGGAATGAAATACATAATTGGGAACAAAAGCTATTCAATGTATGTCGAACTACAATTAAATTTGGTGATGTTTTCTTTCGAAAATCTGCTAATAAGATAGATAAGAAATGGGAATATATAAATCCAAAGAATGTCATATCAGCTGTTGTTAATCCAAAAGATGCTACTCATATAATAGCTTGGCAGGTAAGAACAGAACTTAAAGATGTACGAGCACTTAATTCGGTACAAAAACCAGTACATAGAAACGGATCAGAACATGATACTGAATATGTTCCAGTTTCTGAAATGGTACAATTTACTCTCAATGATGAGATGTCAGACTCTGCACCATTTGGTGACTCAGTATTAGCATCTGTCTATAAAGCACAAAAACAAAAAGAACTTCTTGAAGATGCTATTATTATCTATCGTGTCCAACGTGCTCCAGAGCGTAGAGTATTTTATATTGACACTGGCAAAATGCCTGCACAAAAAGCTAAAGCTCATTTAGAGCAATATAAAAACGAAATTCGTCAGAAAAAGATTCCGTCATTTGGTGGTGGAAAACAGACTGTTGATAGTGTTTATAATCCTCAAAGTATGAATGAAGATTTCTTTTTGGCAGTTCGTCCTGAAGGCCGGGGGTCAAAGATTGAAAGTTTACCCGGTGGCGCATCTACTGGTGAGACTAATGATCTTGAATACTTTCGAGATAAAGTATGGGAAGGTTTGAATGTACCAGTATCTTATATGATGGGACAGGATAATGGTGGTGCGGTATTCGGTGATGGTAAAACTGGTATGGCTTATATTCAAGAGCTTAGATTTGCACAATTTGTCGGTCGCCTACAACGTAATATTGAAAATGTACTAGATAAAGAATTTAAAAAGTTTCTACGAATTGCTAATATTAATATTGATCCAATGATGTATCGGTTGCGATTACCAGAACCATCTAATTTTGGTTTATATAGACAACAAGAACTTGATGCCAGCTTGCTTGGTAGTTATGGTGGTGCTGATAGCATTGATTATCTATCTAAGAGATTTGCTATGAGTCGGTACCTAAAGCTTACTGATGAAGAGATTGTGTTAAATGATCGTATGAAGCGCGAAGAATTAGGAATTGATGTTGATGATAATAGCGCCGCTGCCCTTGGTAAATTGTATGGAGGAGGAGCTGAGGAGCCAGAAGCTGGATTTGGTGGTGAGTCTATAGACTCTACTTCTGATACTAGTGATTTACCAGATGATGTTGGTGGTGAAGATATTGCGGGTGGGGATGCTGCTGGTGGAGATACACCCCCAGAATAACATACTATAATTTTAGCAATAAATAACTATACAGAGAGTATGGAGATACAACATGTCTGAAGAAAGCCGAAAAGCAAGTATAAGATCAATGATAGATTCTATTGTTGATGATAATCAAGAACAAGCAGAAGTTGATTTTCACAGTGCTTCTACTGATATCGTGAAAGGATTGATCGGTGTACCTACCGAACCGGAATATGAAGAAGTAGAGACTGTAGATGTCGAAGAAGTTGAAGTGGACGTTAATGGAGATGAAGAAGTAGAAACTGACTAAAGAATACCTCGTGGTTGTGGTGTAAGAGAATGGGGAGAGTCTAAGCTCCCCTTTTTCGTGTGTGATACGAAGATTCTCATAAATAAGTCAATTACTGAGAGAAATCCTATGCACACTGAAATGCTTATTGAAGAATTATCACCAACTACAGCTAATGTAGTATCTGAATCATCTGACGACGGTAAATCACTCTGGCTCAATGGTATATTCATGCAAGCCGAAATAGAAAATCGTAATAAGCGAGTCTATCCACGTAATGAAATAGAACGCGCAGTTAACTCATTGCGAACTTCCATTATGGAAAACAATGGCGTAATGGGTGAACTTGACCACCCACAAACAATTGCACTGAACCTTGACCGAGTGTCACATCTTATCACTGAAGTGCAGATGGTTGGTAACAATGCAATTGGAAAAGCAAAGATTCTTAATACTCCAATGGGTAATATTGCTAAAGAAATCATTAAGTCTGGCTTTCGTGTTGGTGTATCTACACGTGGTACAGGAAATGTTAATGAAGGTATCGTAGAAGGATATAATTGTGTAACAGTTGATATTGTTGCAACACCATCTGCACAAGGCGCAATACCAAATTCTATATATGAATCACTTGACACCAAACAAGGCCGTAGAGTTGAAACTCTAGCTGAAGCGGTACGCAATGATCCAGCCGCACAAAAATACTTTGTTGAAGAATTTCGCAAATGGGCAAAATCTACTTTAGGAAAATAAAATGACTGAAGGGTTCGATGATGATTCTTACCCTGAATCTTTTCTGGACATCATAGCAGTAAAAATCTTTGAAGAAGACTTCAAAGTACTTAATGGGTTCAATGCCAAACACCATGAATATTACATGGAGCTTATCTATAGGACTAAGTTCCTCCCTCACTATGCATCCCTCAAAGAAAGGTTCTGGCATATCTACATGAAGACTGAAGACAAACCGTTGTGCTTGCTTGACACATGTATGAATCAAGTTACGTGGCATCGCATATATGGTAAGAATAATATCTACTGTAGTAGGGGTTGTGCTCGAAATCATTACTGGATTAAGAAAAAGCAGAAGAAAGTTCAAATTCTTGATGATACGTAAGTTATTGATTTATAAGGGTTTCCGTTATAAATCAAATTTAATTCAATAAAAACTACCCACACAAAATAAATAATCAATGAAAAGAGGCACTTGTCTCTCAATTTGTACTTAATCACAACTTAAATTTTGGAGACAATGAACATGAAAGAGTTGCTAAAGCGTTTACTTGAAGCAGAAATTCTAACTGCTGAAACTATGGAAGAGCTTGAAGAAGCATTCAATGAACAATTAAAAGAAGCCAAAGAAGCTGCCGAGTCTGAAGTAGCCGCTGATGTACGTGCCGAATTAACAGAAGCTTTCGTTGCTGAGAAAGAGCGTCTTGTAGAGGCAGTTGATGCCAAGTTGCAAGTAATGTTTACTCAGGAAGTCGAAGAGTTGAAAGAAGACATTGAATCTTTTCGTGATTTAGAAGCTGAGTATGCCGAGAAGATTGTCGAAGCTAAAGCATCTATGTCTAATGAGCTTCAAGAAGATATGACTGTATTGGTTGACAAAATCGATTCATTCATGGAAATCAAACTTAATGAAGAAATTGAAGAATTACGTGAAGATATTGATATGGCACGTAAACAAGAATTCGGTCGCCGAATCTTTGAAGCTGTTGCTGATGAGTATATGTCTCAGTACCACAACGATGAAGATAGCGATACTAATTATGCTGACATGGAAACCCGCTTAGAGCAGACTCAAGTTGCACTTGAAGAAGCTGAGCAAGCCCATGCAGAACTAGCTCGTGTTATCAAGCTAGACAAAATTCTAGCACCTCTCTCTGGTTCCCAGCGTGAAGTGATGGAACATGTACTACAGAATGTAGCTACAAGTAAATTGGAAGAGGGTTTCAAAACTTTCTTACCACGCATAATTCGTGAGACTAACGAGACGGAGAAGGAAGATGATACGGTACTTTCCGAAAGCGCAGAAGTTAACGAAAGCACAGGCATTGATGAAGTGTCAATCGTAACCGGCGATGTGAGTAACACACCTGTCGAGGACGAAGTGATTAATGAAAGTGTTGATTCTGAAGAGCTGAAGCGTATGCTGAAGTTGGCCGGACTTTAATACTAACTGAAATCATAGATTTAAAACTTAACTTAACTCAATAACATAACTGGAGAAATTCTAATGAGTAATGAACTATTTGAAAATTGGGACTCTACCAAAGGCGCGCTTTTGGATGGTCTTAACGGCGGTAAGCGAGATACCGTAGCACAACTTT